GCTGGAACAATCATAACTTGCAAAGCTATTGGTGCAAACAGATGGGGCGTTCAAGTTACATCTGGAGGCACTGGTGACTTAGCTACACCTTTTAGTGCAGCAGTAAGTTAATAATCAATTTAGTGTGGGCCTTCGGGCCCATACTTAATTTAATGGAGAATATAAAATTATGAAATCAGACGTAAAAGCAGTTAGAAAAACAGACGCTACAGCAGTCTTTGCAGGAAGAACAAGATTAAGAGGAATTATTTTAGCATCAACAGGTTCTGCAGGTTCAGTTACATTACAAGACGGAAACTCAGTAACACAGTTTCAAGTAGATGTACCAGCAGGTGATGTATTTTCTTATAATCTAGCAGAAGACGGAATTTTATTTGAAGGCGGAATGACAGTTTCTGCTATATCAAATGCAACGGCAACTGTTATTATAGATAAATAGGAGGCTAAATGGCCAACACTACCTCTGGAACAGCGACGTTCGATAAGAATTTTTCTATTGATGAAATAGTAGAAGAAGCTTACGAGCGTATCGGCCAACAAAACGTTTCAGGTTATCAGCTTAAATCTGCAAGACGATCTCTTAATATCCTTTTTCAAGAATGGGCTAATAGAGGTTTACACTATTGGGAAGTTGCAAATAATAATATTACTTTAGTTGCAGACCAAGCAGTGTACACAATGTTTAGATCTACAGGCGATGGTACTTCTGATGCAACGGCTGTATATGGTGTTGATGATATATTAGAGGCTTCATTTAGAAACTCTAATGTAGACTCTCCTCTTACAAAAATAAATAGATCTCAATATCAAGCATTATCTAATAAAACTTCTACAGGTCAGCCATCACAGTATTTTGTTCAAAGATTTATAGATAAAGTTACCATAACTTTATATTTAACACCTGGGTCAAGTGAAGCAGGGAAATTTATAAATTATTATTATGTAAAAAGAATTCAAGATGTAGGTGATTATACAAATGCAACTGACGTGCCTTATCGTTTTGTACCTTGTATGGTTGCTGGTTTAGCATATTACCTTGCAATTAAAAATGCACCTCAATCAGTTCAAATGTTAAAAATGTTATATGAAGATGAATTACAAAGAGCTTTAGCAGAAGACGGTTCATCATCTAGTACTTATATTAGTCCTAAAGTTTATTATCCGGAGGCGTAATGGCATTATCTTCAGGTAAATATGCAAAATTTATATCAGATAGATCAGGACAAGAATTTCCATACTCAGAAATGGTTATTGAATGGAATGGAGCTAGAGTTCACATATCTGAATTTGAAAAAAAACATCCACAATTAGAACCAAAACCACATTCAGCAGATCCACAAGGTTTGTTAAATGCTAGACCTGACAGAACAGAACCTGCAGTAGCCAGAGTTTTAACTTTAGATCCATTTAAACTTACAAATGGTTCCACAACTATAAATGTATTTGAAGAAAACCATGGTAGATCTACAAGTGATACTGTGAGATTTAGAAACGGAGAAGGTTCTTTTGGTATAACAAGCGCAGATATAAATAAATCTGCGGGATTTACAATTACCAAAGTTGATGCTAATAATTATACATTTACAGCTGCTGGAACAGCAACTGCAAGTACAAATATTGGAGGAGGAAGTTTATCGGCTGGTCCGGTAACACTAACAGCATAATGGCAGGATTAAGCGCATCAGGATTAAAAACACAAATAAAAAGTTATACTGAAACAGATTCTAATGTTTTAACAGACGCTGTATTAGAAAATATTATTTTAAATGCTCAATATAAAATATTTAGAGATGTTCCTATTGATGCAAATAGAAAACAACAATTAGGTAATTTAGTTGCTGGACAAGAATCTATTAACTGTCCGGCAGGAGCCGTGTTTATTAGAGGAATACAAGTTTATGATACAAATGGATCAGCAACAACGGGAGCTAACAGATGGTTAGAAAAAAAAGATTACACATATTTACAAGAATATCAAGATGTGACCGGAACCTCCGCTGCTCAAGGTCAACCTAAATATTATGCCATGTTTGGTGGTGCTACAGGAGAGTCAGACACTACATCTGGACGTATAGCCTTTGCTCCAGTTCCAAATACTACATATAGATTTAGAGTTCACTTTGATAAAGCACCAGATCTTTTAGAAAATAATGACACTAATTATATTAGTTTAAACTTTCCAAACGGCCTATTATATGCATGTTTAGTAGAAGCATATGGTTTCTTAAAAGGCCCAATGGATATGTTGACATTATACGAACAAAAGTATAAACAAGAAGTACAGAAGTTTGCTGCAGAGCAACTCGGTAGACGTAAAAGGGATGATTATACAGACGGCACAGTCCGTATTCCAGTTCCTTCTCCGTCACCATAACAGGAGATTAATTATGGCAATATCATCAGCAATATGTTCAAGCTTTAAACAAGAGCTTTTACAAGGTAAACACAGTTTTGAATCTTCAGGTGGACACACTTTTAAATTAGCACTATTTGATAGTGATGCATCTTTAGGAGCAGCAACTACAGATTATTCAACATCAGAAGAAATTACAAATACATCAGGTTCTGCGTATTCTGCAGGTGGGGCAACTTTAACAAACTCTGGCGTATCATTATCTTCAACAACTGCATTTACAGATTTTTCAGACGTAACTTATTCTTCTGCTTCTTTCACTGCAAACGGTGCAATGATTTATAACACAACAACAAATGGTGGTTCGGGAACAACTGATGCTGTTTGTATAATTGCATTTGGTGGTGACAAAACAGCTAGTAACGGAACTTTTAAAATTGAGTTTCCAACAGCGGATTCAAGTAGCGCAATCATCAGATTAGCATAGGAGGCCGACCATGTCGGTATCTTCAGGATGGGGCCGGTTAACCTGGGACCAATCACAATGGGGCGGTTCAACTATCATTGGTGCAGGTTGGGGTGCTCAAACATGGAATCATGGTTCATGGAATGATCTTAATGATGTAACAATTAGTGTTACAGGTTTTCAAATTGAAACAGATTTAGGTATAGAAGGTTGGGGCAATAATCTTTATGGCCGTGGTGCATGGGGAGAGTTTGCAGCAACTGTTGGTCTTGGTGCAGATGTATCTGTATCAGGTGTATCTTTTTCAGCTGCAACCACTGCAGCATCTGGAATAGGCTCTGCAGTCGTAGAACCATCAGGTGTTTCTGCATCATTTAATGTTGGATCATTAGCGGTTGAATCAGATGCCAATGTTTCAATGTCAGGTGTTTCTGCTTCTTTTGCATTAGGGAATCCTTCTATCGCAGATCAAGTTATAGGTTTATCAGGTCAATCATTTACAGCAAGTCAAGGAACTGCAATTGCACCAAATGATACTGTTCAACCATCAGGTTTATCAATAACTTCTGCTCAAGGAACTGCAACAGGTACTTCTAGTAACCAAGTTGATGTTACAGGATTTTCAATGTCAACATCAATTGGCACGGCAGTTGCACCAAACAATACAGCTATATTATCTGGTTTACAATTTGAAACACAATTAGGCTCAATAGTTGGATTAGGCGGAGCCGTAGCTCAACCAACAGGGCAGTCTGCTACAACTAGTGTAGGGTCTTTAACAATAGAAGAAGGTCTAGGATTAACAGGTCAATCATTTAGTGCTAGTGTAGGGTCGATATCTTTAGTAGATATACAGGTTGGATTAATAGGTCAATCTGCTACTTTAAGTGTAGGATCAGTAAATATCTTTGCATATGGAGATGTTGACACTGGCTCAAATACATCTTATAGTAATGTTTCAACAGGTTCGAACGATACATATTCGGATGTTGCAACTGGATCAAATACAAGTTATAGTGACGCTGCATAGGAGAAAATTATGGCATCAACATTTACACCTTTAGGTGTTGAACTTCAAGCAACCGGTGAAAACGCTGGAACTTGGGGAACAAAAACAAATACAAATTTACAACTTATTGAACAAATAGCTGGTGGCTTTACAACACAATCAATTGCTGGTGGTGCACAAACTACAGCATTAACTATCTCTGATTCTGGAACTGGTGATGTAGCAGGCCACAGAATGATTGACTTTACAGGTACAATTACTGGAAATCAAATTGTAACAATACCATTAGATGTTCAAACTTTTTATATTTTAAGAAATTCAACTTCAGGAGCTTATACAGTTCAGTTTAAATATACATCAGGCTCAGGATCTACATTTACTTTTTCTGCAACAAACAAAGGCACTGCAATAGTATTTGCAGCAGCAAACGATGGAACTAATCCAGACATTATACAAATTCAAACTGGTGGAGATGTTGTTGATGATACATCACCACAATTAGGTGGAGATTTAGATACAAATGATTTCAACATTGCATTTGATGAT